CCTCCGCCCGCATCGGTGACATGCTGTTCCCCACCAACGCACCCAACTGGGCCTTGCGCCCTTCTCCATATCCTGACGTGGATATTAACCTGCTGATGGAGGAGTACAAGAAAGAGCAGGCCGCTAACCAGCCGCCCCCACAACAAGGTGCTCCGCAGGGCATGATGGGGCAGCCACAGCAGGGCATGATGGGGCCAGCGCCTGAGCAGGGGCAAGGTGGGCAAGCACCCACACAGCAACCTGCTCCGCAGCAGCCACCACCGCCACCACCGCCAGAACCCAATTATGATGTGCTGGCACAGAAGGTAGCAGCAAAACGCTGCCGCAAGATGACTCAATTAGTGCGCGACGCGTTGTCAGAGAATGACTACGCCCGCGCAGGTCGCGCTGCTATTATGGACGGCTGCAAGATAGGCACAGGGATATTGAAAGGGCCATATGTCAGGTTCCAAACTAAGCGATCTTATCAAACGGTATCTGACGAGACTGGTTCGGTGGCGCAAATTAAAGTGGAGCGTGTTGAGGTTCCGGGGATAGCCCGTGTATCACCGTGGATGTTCTTCCCCTTGCGCTCCCGCTCTATTGAAGAGTGTGAAGGCTCGTTTGAACTGCATATCCTTACTGACACGCAGCTACGCAAGATGGTTAAGACCCACGGCTTTTATCCTGAGCAGGTCAGCACGCTGCTCAAGACCAAGCCTTCACTTGGTTCTGTTGAAAGTATCATGGCCAAGCGAGCTGCGATTACCAACTACAGCATGTCCCGCTACGACAACAGCCGTGCAGTGTGGGAATACCAAGGTGTAGTCGACGGTAAAGTTTTGCGCCTCATGGGCTTCGACATCGACGATGACGATGACCTGACCAGTTTCTACGGGGCGGTGTGGTTCTCTGACGACGTGGTTATAAGGATAGACATGGCCCCGCTGGAGGCTGAGTCAACACTGCCGTATAACGTATGGTGCTACGAAGAAGACGAAACCAACATCTTTGGCTTCGGTGTTCCATTTGTTATGCGTGATGACCAATACGTCATCGACATGATCTGGACAGCTATTTTACATAATGTAAGTATCTCGTCAGGCCCGCAGATAGCCATTGAGAAAGGTGTGCTAATTCCTGCTGACAAGTCGTACCACATAGCAGGGCCGAAGTTGTGGTACAAGAATGATATAGATGTACCAATGGCACAAGCACTTGAGGTGGCAGTCATACCCTCAACCGTTGGTACCACTATGCCAGTTTACCAGCAGGCTCTCCAAAACGCCGACTCCAACACAAACCTCCCTTTGATGTTGGGCGACGGGGGAGCCTCTGGTTCTCAACAAGGCCTCTCTGGCATGGCTCAGATAACGGTGATGAACCAGACCAACATTGTGCAGCGTCAAGCCGCGCACGCTTGGGATGATAATGTTACCGACCCGTTGATAACCAAGCTTTACGACTGGTTCATGCAGAGCGACAGGCCTGAGCACGATGACGCCAAGGGTGATTACAGGGTGGAGGTCAGAGGTGCCAGTCATTTGTTGGTCAAGGATACCCAAGCCCAGCATGCCCAGCTGCTCCTGCAAATGGCCGCTTCCGATCCGACGCTGGCGAACCTTATCCATGTCGACGAGTTGTACAGGATATACCTCAACTTTCTCGACATCACCATCGACGGCCTGATGAAGACACCTGAGCAGGTTCAGGCCGACCAAGCCAACCAAGGCCCAAGTCCAGTTGAGCAGGCTGAGATTGACAAGCTAAACTCCGAGACTGCGTTGAACACTGCACGGGCTGAATCCGAACAGGTACGCGCCCAAGCTGAACAGAACCAGCGGTATGATGTTGTTGACCACGCGGAGATAATGAACCTTGAACTCAAATATGCTGAGCTTCAGGATAAAGAGCGAGACCGTGAGCACCAGATACAGATTGAGTTAATCAAGCGCGAGACCAAGTTGATTGAGATTGCCAGCAAGGAAGGGCTTGAGTACTCCAAACTGGAGTCACAGGTCAGCTCAAACCGGGAGAAAATGCTGGCCGACTTGAGTGTGAAGGATACGCAGCAGCGCAGTCGTGACTATTTTGACGCCGCTAGGCTACGGTTAGACCAGTATAATTCCGCACTTAAGGCGCAAAATTTAGCCAAAGGCTTTGATACCTACGGGTAGATGGGGGTAATATTCTGCTATGGCACTCGACATACTAGCCCCTGACGTAAGCTTCCTCGTGAAAGATATTGAAGCGGCTATTGAAACCAAACGTACCTCACTTGAGCGTTTTGATAAGGACGCTATAGAAACCGCCCAAATACGTGGGCACATCAAAGGGCTGAGATTTGTGATCGGCCTTATTAACGGAGACCTCGAAGACGATGACCGGACAGACTGAACAAGTAGATGAACGAGACCCACAGGCAGGCATGTCTGAAGAAGATATTTTTGCAGCAGAAGTAGCCCGCCGCAGAGGCGTAGCTGTCGAGGATTTGGAATCCTTTTCTGACACCAGTACAAAAGCTGAGGAGCAAGAAGGACAGCAGCTTGAAGTTGAAGAAGAACAGGAACAGGAACAGGAACAAAGTAAGGCTCCTAAAAAACAGCCTAAACCTGCGCAACAAGTCGTTGAGGAAGATAAACCAGCATGGTATGCTGACGCCAGCGATGAAGTAAAAGCCGAGTTCGACAGGCTCAATCAAAACTTGTCGAGCACTCGCACCCAATATACGGCACTGCACGGGAGGTTGGCTCCGGTGCAGCAGGCCAACGAGAGACTTCGACAGCAACTTGAGCAGGCAGGCCGGTCTCCTCAAGCCCCAACGAACTCCTCAGCAGCTAGTAGCCAACAGCCGGGACGGCAGTCGCCAGTACCAGCACCAACTCCAGCATTGGACTTGGCCGAAGTACCGGAATTTGAGGAATTCAGGGCAGCATTTCCTGAAGAAGCCAAAGCGATAGCCGCCCTATTCGGTAGACAGGCGCAACATGTAGGCAACTTGCAGCAGCAACTTGGCAATGTGTCGCAAGGATTGGAGCAGATACAACAGGCTTCTTTCGGTAAGGCACGGGAGGAGGGGCTGAACAGATTAGCAGCCGCTCATCCTGATTGGATGAATGTTCGTCCTTCTGAAGATTTTGGCCAGTGGCTACATACGCAACCGCGCAACGTGGCACAGATGGCAGACTCCCAAGACGCTGACGAATGTATCTACATACTTGACCGTTACAAGCAGGACGTATGGGCACGGAGGCAGCTTGAAAATCCGCCAGCCCAAGCATCAACCCAACCCCCCTCTACTGTACAAACGGTACGTTCGCGTCGGCAGCAGCTACGCTCCGTGCCCGGGCTAGACCCACAAGGTTCTAATGTGGGATTGCCGCAGGGGACTCCCCAAGAGTTTATGACAGATGAACAGATTTGGGAGGAGGAAGTAAGGCGAAGGTTGAAGGCGCAGCGTGATAATAGAATGTAACTTTTCATGCTGAGGTAATTTGATATGGGCACTACAGCCAGACATTACGGCGGTGTTGATACATACAGTAACGGCTCCCCAACCGCACCGGGCAACCGCACAAATGTATACGCCGAACTCGACCTTCTGGAGCGTGCACGTCCACAGTTAGTACTGGACATCGCATGCGACAAGAAGAACATCCCTGCCAACAAGGCAGAAACCATTGCTTTCCGGCGTGCTGTTAACGTAGCCGCGCACACCAATCAGGTGACGGAAGGCGTTAACCCTGCTTCTCGCGGTCTGGCATACGAAGACGTCCAAGGCACGTTGGGGGAGTACGCGGAGATTTTTGAAATCACCTCACGCATGCGTGAACTCGGTGAAGACAATGCCATCCGTGATTCTTCTGATGTACTGGCCGATCTCGTTGCCAACATCAAGGAAGCGGTTGGTTGGGCTGCGTTTATCGCAGGCACTAACGCGATCTTCTCAGGCGGCGTAGCTGCTCGTGGAGATGTTATTGCACCTATTAGCCTTGGCGAGTTCCAAGAAGGTGTACGTTCTCTCATGGCGGCTAAAGCTACCCGTTTTACAACGGTTGACCACGGCGGCATGAATGAGGGTACGTTCCCGATTGAAGCGGCCTTTTATGCCTATGCGCATACCGATCTGCACCCTGACTTCAGGATGCTCCCGGGCTTCAAGACCACCGCCGAGTACGGTGCCAAGAAGATCGTGTCCGAGTATGAGTTCGGTGCAATCGAAAATGTCCGTATCCTCTCGACTCCTCAGTTGACACCCGTGGCCGATGTTGGCGCGACGCTGTCAGGTGCAAATGTCAAGAGCACTACGGGTACCGATGC